GGCCTCGAGGACCTTGTAGAGGTCGGCGATCGCGAAGGCGGCGGCGCCGCCTGCGGTCGTCGTGTTGGTGGCCGCCGTGATGATGCCCTTCGGCTCCTGCGAGCCATGGCCGGCGCCCGTGGTGAACTTCGTCGCCTCGAGGTCGTCCTTGGCGTCCTGGAAGAGCTGGGCCATCTCGTTCTGGAGTGCGCTCCAGTCCTGGCCGACTTCGACCGAGAACGGCACGTACGCCTGTGCCTTCTCGGCGAAGATGTCCGGCTGGGCGAGGGTCGGCGCGTTGTCCGAGGCTTCGGTCGCTTCTGCCGAGTAGGCAGCGGTGACCGCGCCGGACGTGACCGCGCGCCATTCGTTCGTTCCGGCGATCGTCTCGGTTCGGCTGATGGCCCGCCACGGGTTGACCGAGAAGTTCGACGTCGGGACGATTGTCGGGTCGAGCTGGTAGACGACCGCGAAGCCGCCGGCGGAGCCGGTGCCCAGCGCGAGCGCACGCTGCTCTTCCGGTGTCATGCCGGCGCCGACGAGATGCTTGCCGAAGGCCCGCTTGTAGGCCGGGCTCCCCGTGACGAGGATCCGGCGGGCGAGCTCGCCACCTGCCTTGCCCGTCTCGGGATCGGCGTAGTCGATCGTATCGAGGAGCTTTGCGACGTGGCCCTGGATGGTCGCTCGATCGGCGGCCGGGTGCGGGAAGACGGATGCCTCGACCGAGCGCATCGCCCGATCGCGGAGGTCCTGGCCACCGCGGCTGCCGTAGCCGGCATCGCGGAGCGTGGACATGTCGTAGATGTCCTGTTCGCGGAGCGAGGGACGCGCAGAGCGGAAGACGTCATCGTCGACGCGCTCCGCGTGCTTGCCAGCCTCGGCCAGGGACTCGACGTAGCGGGCCCGGGCCTCGAGCTCCTTCGCCCGCTTCGTGATCTCGGTGTCGGTCGCCTGGAGGGCGCCGAACTCTTCGCGGGCCTCGTCGCTGAAGGGCAGGCCCTTGAAGTCGTCGTTGAGCGTGGTGATAGCCGCGCGGACCTCGCCCTGGTAGGCCGCGAGCTCCTCCACCGAGCGGAGGTCGTTCAGATCCTTGAGATCCATTCCAGGAAGTCCTCTCGTGTGTCGAACTTGCGTGGACGCGCGGCTGCCCGCGGCGGAGTGGCAGGGCCGGCTCCGGCGTTCGGCAGTGCATCGGGTTGGGCACTGTTCATGCCCATGTCGTCTTCGTCGTCATCGGGCGGCTCGAGATGCTCGATCGCCGCCTCGAGGAGTTCGGCCTCCTGGGCGAGGAGCGGCTCGCCCTGGCCGAGCTTCGTGATGGCCGCGGACAGCGCGGTCGGATCCGCGAGGAGGAAGCCGGCCAGCTCGGCAAGGCTTCGCGCCGGCGGATCAGGCTCGGGGTCAGGGTGCGGATGCTGGGCCCGGGCCAGCAGTGCCTCGAACGACCGTGGCTCGGCCATGAGCCGGTCGATGAGGTAGTCATCGGTCATCGAGCGGATCCCGGCGGTCGCTCCGGCGTAGGCCGGGAACGTCACCGGGCCGAACTCGGCCAGCTGGACCTCGCTGATGGACCGCTCCGGCAGCGCGTCGGGGTTGTAGGCCGACTTCGAGGGCTTCTGATCGAGCTCCTCCTTCATGACCCGGAAGCGGAACGAGGCTCCGTAGAGCCCGGCCTGCAATCCCGGCAGGAGATCGCGGTTGTAGCTCGTGTCGAGGAGCGGGACGGCATAGGCGACGCCCTCGCGGTCCTCGGTCAGTTCCTCGATCGGGCCGAGCGGCTTGTCGCCGACCTGCGGGTCTTGGCCGTGCTGGAAGAGGACGCGAACCGCATCGCGGTTCTCCGAGATCGTCTTCCGGAACGAGCCAGGCAGGAGCCGCTCCATGAACGTGCCTTCCCAGGCCGAGTCGATCCGGGTCCACTGGTTGAAGACCGCGAAGTGGCCGGCGAGGATCGGCATCGCGCCGTCGCCCGCCGCCCGGAGCTCGACGCCCGGGAAGATCGCCCGCACGATGTTGTCGCGCGGTGGCCGTTCTTGGGCCATCGGTTCTCCTTTGCGCTACGGCTTCGAGCCGTTGCCGCCCACAGGAGCGATCGGTTTCGTCGAGACGTCGCCAGGCGGGATCGTCTCGGGCTTCGTCCCGTTGCCGGAGACCGGGATCTCGCCCGGGACCTCGCCGGCCGGCATCTTCGTGGAGCCGGGCGCCTGGAGCTGGACCGAGAAGAGCCCGGTGTGCTCGAGGAGGCCCATGTCGTCGGACTCGACGGCCTTGACCGCCGAGGCGGACGTGAACCCGCCGTCGAGGAGCTGCCGGATCGTCTGCGCCTTGACGAACTGGATATCCGCGGCGTCCTTGCTGTCCTCCCGGAGGAAGGCGATGTCGCGGGTGTCGTACCAGAGCTGCGAGCTGCCGGGGGGCGGCACGATCGTCTCGAGCGACCCTGCGATGTTCCGCCACAACGGCCGCATCGTCCGGTCGGCGACGAGCCGGCGGGCCGCCCCGAAGTTGCCCTGGTTGAGCGAGCTGCCGGCCAGTCCCTCGGACAGGCCGACGATCACCGGATGGACGCCCGCCGCGGCGGCGATCCGCGTCTCGCCCGCACCCTGGGTCAGCTTGAAGTCGAGCTGCTGGAGGTCCGCCCCGACGACCTCGGCCTTCGCGCCGGCACCGAGGTAGATCGTCTTGTAGGCGTTGACCAGACCCTTATGGTCCGCGTCGAAGAGGTCGACCCAGTCCTTGAACTTCTCGCCCGAGATCGAGGGGTCGAGGGTGACGACCATGTTCGGCGTCGCGCCGTTCTCGAAGAACTTCAGCTTGTGCGTCGTCGCCGCGCCGTCCGCCATGACCTCGCGAATGATCGGCGTCAGCCAGCTCATCCCGCGGTAGGTCGCGAGCGGGTCGGGGATCGGCGCGAAGTGCGCGATCTGGTTGGCCAGGAACGTCTGCGGCTCGCGGCCTGCCCGCAGACCGCCGGGATGGTAGAGGTAGCCGAGTACGTCGGCGTCGACATCCCAGGCGTCGATGGATGGGTCGTTCTCCGAGCCCAGGATGATCGTCATCCAATCGGGCCGGAGTCGCTTGATCCGGCCCGGGCGGCGGACGAGGAAACAGTTGCCGGCGAGGTCGGCGTCCTGGATCGCCCGAGCAAGAAGGTCGCCGGTCGTCCCGTTCGGCCAGGGATGCTCGAGGATCGAGAGAGCCGAGGTCCCGAACAGGTCGCCTGGCCGTCCGTTGCGGAGCTGGCGGAACTGGAAGCGCGCCTCGGTGAAGATCGCGAGGCGGACCATCATGCAGGCGAAGACGATCCCGTTCGTCCGGTAGATCTGGTTGACGTAGCCCTCGAAGTTGCTGTCGATGACCTCGCGGTCGCCGGCGAGCGTCTGGTAGAACGGGAAGCCGCCGGCGAAGTCGAGGCCGTAGGGCCCGAACATGGCGGCCCATTCGTCGATCGAGAGCGACGGGAAGCTGCGCTCCTGTGTAAGACCCCGCCAGGCAGCGAGGATGCGATCGGTCAGCGCCATGCGATGAGGATCTCCCCACTGGGCGGCGGATGGAGAGCCCGGTCCACGGCCAGGCCGAGGGCGATCACGCCATCGATGCGACCCCGTGACTTCGACTTCTGGAGGGTGAAGCCGCGCTCGTTGAACCGCGGGATCGCGTTGAGCACATGAGCGGCGAACGCCTCGTCGCCGTCGTGGTGGACCTCGCCGCGCTTGATCTGCTCGAGCAGCGAACCGAGGATCCGGGTCATCCCCTCGACGCTCTGGGGCACTTCGACGAGCTTCAGGCCCTCGTCGGCGAGCATCTTGGCCGGGACATCGAAGAATCGCGGGTCGAAGCTCACCGCCTGGACGTCGTAGGCCCGGGCGAGCTCCCGGATATGCTCCATGACGTCCGTCACGTCGACCGGGAGGTCCGGCGAGGGCACCCAGAGCCGGCAGATGGCGTGCAGGTGGCCCTTCTCGTCGCGCTGGATCGCCACGACGGCCGTCGAGTCGCGCTTGATGCCGACGTCGACGCCGACGAAGGTCTGCGCGCCGGCGACAAAGTCGAACGGGGCCTCGAGGGCGTCCCAGACGGCCCGACCGTTCGGTCCGAGCCACGAATCGACCCCGTCGTACCACTGCCCGAGCCGGAAGACCCGGAAATGACCCTCCGGGGTGAGCCGAAGGTCGGTCTCGATGGCCGATTCGCGAAGGAATCCCGCCTTGATGGCCGGATTCGCGGCCCTCCACGCCTTCCGATCGCCGAGAGCGCAGTCGGCCGGCGCCGCGTACTCGTGGAAGACGACGCCGGGAGCCTCGCCGCCCTCGCGGATCATCCGGCGGACGTGCCAGAGGGCGTTCTCGCGGTCGAGGCCCGGGGTTCCGAGGCCCACGACGAGCGATCGGGGCCGTTTCCCCGACGCGAGGCGGAGGCTCTCCCAGCTGAGCATCGGCTGGAAGCCGATCTCGTCGACGATGGCGACGGAGGGATCGAGCCCCTGGAGCCCGTCGGGGTCGTTGGAGACCGGGAAGAGCTCGCCCTCGTTGAACGGGACAACCACCCGCGGCGTCGCGATGCCGGTGTAGATGAGCGACCGGCTGAGCAGCTGGGGCTCGGCCTTGATCATGCTGACGGCGACGCCGTAGCAGCTCCGGATGGCCTGGCCGACCGTCGTTGCGACGATCGGGACCTGCGGAGACCCGGTCTCATCGTCGTCGAAGAGGGCCCAGACGCTGAGGGCGCCGCCTCCCGAGGATTTCCCGTTGCCGCGGCCGGTCGACAGCAGGGCGACGTCGACCTTGTCAGCGAGCGCCTCCTCGAGGAACTCCTTCTGGAACCGCGCCAGACGGATCGGCTTACCGAACCCGACGCCCTTCGGAGCCCGGCAGTAGGTCTGGATGAACTTGATCGCCCGGCCGTGCCTGGTCCGGATCCGCTTCCACTTCGCCTCGGTCTTCCACGGGCCCGGCGAGGCGTCGGCGACACGTTTGGCGGCGTTGCCGCGCGGATCGACTGGCACCCGAGCTACTTGGGGAGCGTCGTCGGATTGAACGTCGGAACTCGATGCCCGAGGCGAGGACGCCCCTACGCTGGAGCTCCTCGCACACGCCACGGACCAGACGGTCGCGGTTCTCGATGGGCGGGGTTCTATGCGGATCCACAGGACCGTCCAATCTTCAGGCGCTTTGTACGTGTGCGCGTCGCTGCCCATGGGTCAGCGGCCCGTCAGCCGAACGGCGCGACCCCACCCCCCAACCGCTTCGCACGCTCGTTGCAGGGTGGGCAGGCTGCCATGTACCCGGCAGTTGGGTCGCCGTCTATCACATGGGCAGCGACCCACGGACGGTCGGCCGTCAGGGTGGTGCCACATCCGTAGGCACACGCCGCCGGGAGCATCCGGGCCAGGGTGGCTCGGGCTCGTTGATGGTCGATGCCATAGCCACGCGCTGTCGTGCTGCCACGATTCGCACTGCGGCGTCGCTCGCAGGCCGAGCAGCGCGAGCGCGTCGTGAGGACGCCACAATCGAGGCAGGGACGGTTCATGGGAAATGCAGTGGCGGCTCGTTCATCCCGGCAAGGCCGGTTCCACACGACAGCTCCGGTGTGGTGAGCCGCTCGGCGTCCATCGGGCACCTGCTGGTCCGGACTCTACGCCTCAGACCAGCTCCTTGACAACATTGAGTTCGGTCGACGCCCAGACCTGCCACAACTCCTCGAGCGCGGCCTTCGTGTAGAGCTCGCGGACCTCGACCGGCTGATGCTCGCGATCGGCAAGGAAACGCCAGTCGAAGCCGGCGTAGGCGAGACGTCGCAGATAGTGCGCGGTCAATGGCCGAGCGATGCGATGAGCCGACCCACAGGACAACGCCTCGAGGGCAGCGAGGACCGGCATCCGTGGCGCTTCGCCCGTCGACCAGGTGTCGTGCTGCCGATCGTAATCGGTCGCTCGGGCCATGGTCGGGTTGTCGAGGACATCGGCCCGATGGCGCATGGCACCGGACAGGCGCGGCGAACCGAGCGCGCTGTCGGGCTCGACACCGCGCTCGTGGATCCGGGCCGGGATCTCGGCGAGCCACTCCTCGCGGAACCAGCCGAGCAGCGCGCCGAACCGAAACGGCTGCGATCGAGCGCGATCCTTGCGGCGCTGGATCGAATCGGCCCGATCCGGGGCGTGCGGAGCGTGACGGGCGCGACGGGCAGCGAGATCGACGTTCGCCATCGTCACTGGATCACGCCGCCGGGGATGATGATGCGCGCGCTCGGCCGTTGGGCCCGCAGCTGGTCGCCGAACTGTGCGACGGAGACCATGAGCGCGATCAGCTCCATGTCCGTCACGTCCTTGGGCATGGCGATGATCGCGGGTCGATCCTCACGGCCCATGATTCGGATCTGCGCCTGGGCCATCTCGACGGTCGGCTTCGCCTCGGCCGCGGCGATCGCCTCGTCGACCTTGTCCGGCGCGGCTGGCGCCATCAGACGAGCCCGGCTGCGGCGAAGAACGCGAGGCCGGCGGCAACGAACGCGTCCCAGGACACGACCAGCTTCGAGCCGGTGATCGCCTCGAGGGCGGCGATGACGAAGAGGATGACGGCGATTAGGAGGACGAGGCGGGATCCGTTCATGTCGGTGTCACCTGACTGCGGGCGAAGATAGCGGCGATGGCCGTTACGACCAGCAGGACGGCCGTCTTCTGATCGTCGCTGATCGGCACGCCGAAGGCGATGAGGAGACCGATGACGGTGGCGACGAGCGTCGTGAGCAGGACCGGCTCGTCTTGCAGCCGGGCGATGATCGCTCCCATGTGACCTCCTAGATCAACGAGACCGCGCCGATCGCGGCTTGACGTGTGCGCTCGTGCTCGGCTGCGACCTCATTGGTGCAATCGGCCGGCGGTGGAACGGGATCCGGTCGCAGGTACGGCGGCTTCGGCATGTCGGAGGCTTTCAGGTACTCCGCGACCGCGCCGTGGACGACGATGTGGGCGACGGGCTTGCCGGGCGGTGTCCAGCTCCCGAGGTACGGCAACGTGCGAGCGGCGCCGAGCGTCTCGCGGACCGCCGCGAGGTCGCTCGAGTCGTAGAGCTTCGTCCCGGCGGGCAGGTCGACGAGGTGCGGATCGTCGTAGGCGGGGAACGTCGTCATGTCGTCTCCTGGCAGGTTGGGGCTGGCGGACTGGCCGCGGGTGACGCTCTGGAAGTCGGCCAGCGTGCCGTCGAACCGATCGCGGTCGAGGTGGCCGGCTGACGTGTACTGCCACAGATCCCAGGCGATCGGCGGCGGCTTGCCGCGGTAGTCGGCGACCCAGCGGAACGTCTGCCCGAGGTCGGGATAGCCGCTCGTGCTGTGGTACAAACCGCAGCCACCGACGGCCGTCTGGACGGCCTCGATGAACGCCTTAGCCTGGGCCTGCGTCATCGGCGAGTTGGCACCGTCGGCCTCGAGGTCGAGGGCGAAGAAGTCGGGCGGCTCCTTGGCGGCCGTCTTGAGGAACATCGCCACCTGTGGCCCGACGGGTTGGTTGCGGCCGAAGTGGTAGCTACCCAACTCCAACCCCGCATTCCGCACCGCCGCGGCGTGCTTGGCGTAGGTCGCGTCCGGGCTCATGCCGTAGGTCGCCCGACAGACGACGAAGCTGAGCCCCTTGAGGCTCGGCAGCGTCGCCTGATGGGCGGACACGTCGATGCCTTCGAGCACTAGAGCGTCACCACGAGCGTCGCCGGGTCGATGGTCGTGTCTTGCAGCACGTTCGTCTGCGGCGAGAGCCCCGCGATGACGCCGGAGGCTCCGCCGTCCCACAGTGGGTTCGGATTGCCAGCCGCGTTCATGTACCAGATCCGGTTGTTGCGGACCTCGTGACCGCCCGGGTTCGGCGTGCCGCCCACGTAGGGGGTGTAGATGCCGACGTTGGATCCGGCCCGCTTGTGGCCGTAAATCACGTTGTCCGTGACGTGGCAATCGACGCCCATGCTGATCCCGACGCCGACCTGCCCTGGGTCGAGGTATGTGTTGTGGTGGACCCAGATATGGCCGGCGGACGAGTTCGTGTTGTCGGCGCACATCGTGCCCGTGCCGGACGTTGAGTCGGTGCCCTCGCCGTTGAGCGCGCCCTGGATGGCGTTGTGGTCGATCTCGAGGAGCTGGCCCGCCTGGCCGCCGCTGTTGTTGACGGTGCTGACGATGTCCTCGACGTGGATGCCGACCCGCAGCTTGTTGTTGCGGATATAGGAGCCGGCCGCCAGGCGCGAGTTGTCGAACTGGACGAAGTCGGCGCCGGCACGGACGCCGGACTGCCCGATGTGCGCGTTGCGGGCGAACGGGTTGACCCGGTTGTACTCGATCCGCACCTGGCCCGAGCATCCCATGATGTCGATGCAGTCCCAGTCGAGCGTGTCGAAGTCGCAGTCGTGGATCCAGATCCCGCCGGTGCAGTTGGTGAAGCGGAGCCACGCCCACGGCATGGACGTGTTCGCCGATCCGCGGAACGTCTTGCCGGTGATCTCGATGAGTGTCGTGGCGTTCCAGATGTCGGTCGCGGTCCCAACGGGATAACTGCCGAACGCGGGCACGAAGTGCGGTGCCGGGACCGGAAGGATGACGCCGGCACCCGATGGCGGTGGCGGCGGGGGTGCGACCGGCGTCGCGTTGATGAAGGCCGGCCCACCCTCGCCGACCGCGTTCTGCGCGGTGACCTCGTAGTGATAGAGCGTGCCATCGACGAGGCCCGTGTCGGCGAAGGTCAGGGCCGCGCCGGTCGAGACGTTCACGCCATTGCGGTAGATGTGATAGCTGGTCGCAGTGGCGACGGCCGACCACGAGAGCGTCACCGTCCCATCGCCGACGACGGCGGCCAGCCCAGCCGGGGCGGACGGGATGACGGCCGGAGGCGGCGGAGCCGCGGCAGCGGTGATCGTCGCGGTATCGCCAGGCTGGAGCGTGACGGCGGTGTTCGTCATCGCTTTGGCAGGGCGAACGCGTCGCCGCCGATGAACCAGAGGATGCCGGCGAGCAGGCCGATGACCCAGCAGTATTGGGCGAGGAAGCCGCCGATCGCGACGAGCGCAGGGACTCCCGATGCCATGCTGACGAGCAGGCGCCCGATGAGCAGCAGGAGCAGGGCGACGACGACGGCGACGATGATGGCGAGGACGATGGACTCGATCATGCAAGCCTCCAGATATCGCAAACGGGGCAAAAAATGACGGTCGGGCAGGGCGTGTGGTCGAACGTGTAGCGGACCGTCCGGGCGCCGCACGCTTTGCATGGCTTGCCGGGCCGCTCGACGCGCCGTGTCTTGGAGATAGGCTCTGTCACGGTCATCACAGCTTCAGCACGGCCAGCACGATGCCGACAACGCCGATGAGGACACCCATCGCCGCGATGACGCGCAGCCACGATTGATCCGTGCCCAGGTCCCGGCCCTGCTGCTGATCGGAGCGCGCCTGGAGGACGCCGAGCGACGGCGGGCCCACGTCGAGCCGTGAGCGAAGGTCGTTGATGCTCGCCAGGAGCCGCTCGTCGGCCTCTCGGAGCGTGCTCTCGATGGAATGCAGTTCGGTGATGCTGGCGAGCGTGGCGGCCTGGTCCTTGAGTTGCTGACGGAACTCGTTCTGACCCGTGTTCGTTCGGAGCTGCGCCTCTTCGGCCTTGTTGACGGCCTCCTTGCTGGCAGAGAGAGCGGCAGCGACGGCCTTCTCGGCGGCAGAGAGCGCGGCAGCCACGGCGAGCTGGTCGGCGGCTCGGAGCTGGTCGATGCGCTTGACCTCACGCTCGAGGGCGTCATAGATCGCCTCGAACGACGCGACCGCGAACGTGCCGTCGCCATTGCGCGGCTGGTCGACGCTCACGGCTTGGCATGGCCGTTGTGCTTGCGCAGGACGTGGTCGGCCTTGATGAGTGCCTCGTCGCTGGACGTCTGGAGCTCGGCGACCTGTTCAGCTTTAGTTGACCGCTCATCGTTCGCGGGCTTGCGGCGCAGGAGTACGTCGAACACGCGGTCAAGCCGTCCGGGTGCCACGGTGGTCACCGAGGACCATCGCTTCGTCGACTTCGTTGGGCATCGTCGGCAGCGCGAGTCTTGATGGCTTCGGAGAGTTCCTTGGTCGCGTCGACCTGGGCCTTCCAGCCCGCCAGAGCGGCATCCCGTTGAGCGCGATCATCTTCGTCCGCTCGCAGGTGGTCCTTCCACAGGATCATGGCGATACGGACCAGGATGATGACTCCGGCTACGAGGGCTACCAGCGCCCCTTCCGGGCCGTAGAGATCCGGCGGGGCCGAGATAGACATTCATCGGGTGCCAGCTCGCCGCGTCGCGTCGTCGCCCGGCCGGGAGATGGAGCTCGAGACCGGCCGGGCGCGCGACGTGGAGGGTGAGTGCCTCACGGCGGTCAAGCGTACGAGTCCGCTCGCGCCTTGTCTATAGGCTGACAACGATTCCGACAACGAATGCGGCGTCAGCGACGGACGTCCACGCTCACGGACGGACTCTCTCGGCGAGCGTGCCACGCTCAGGTGCGGAGAACTTCAAAACCGGTGGAGGAGCGCCTTTGACGCGCCTCGGTGAGTTCGACTCTCATGCGCTCCCGCCACCACTGCCACGAAAGTGACAACGAACCTATCGCGAGAGCGCCTCGCCGAGCACGTCCGCTGCTCGGCGATCCTGGTCGGTCGAGGCCCGGCCGTAGTGCCTGGCCATGGCGGTCGTCGAGTGCCCGAGCCGCGCCTGGCGGGTGTCCTCGCTGACGCCGAGGTCGCGCATCAGGGTCGCGGCGGTATGGCGGAGGTCGTGGAAGCGTCGCCGGCGGAGCCCGGCCGCGTCGCAGGCGGCATGGAACGCGGCGAGCAGCTCCTTGCCGTGGTAGGGCCGGCCGGCCGGCGTGACGAAGACGTGGCCGAAGTACGCCCACTCCGGCGTCCGGTCCTCCGCCATCCGGGCGCGGTGCGCCTCCAGGGCCCGGGCCGTCGCGGGTGAGATGGCGATCTCGGCGAGCGAGCGGGCGGCCTTCGTCGGCGTGCGCACCCATTCGCCGTCGATGCGCTGCAACTGGCTCGTGACGGTCACCGCGTCGGGCCCGATGTCGTCCCAGGTCAGGCCGAGAAGCTCCGCCTCGCGGAGCCCGGTGTCGATCGCGAGTCGCCAGAGCGGCGTCATCCGGTCGTCCAGGGCGAAGAGCGCGCGGACCTCGTCGAGCGACAGTGGATCGCCCTGGTACTCGCCGACCCGCGGCAGCTCGACGGCGATCGCCGGGTTGCGGGCGATGACGCGCTGGCGGACCGCGACGTTGAGCGCCCGCCGCAGGACCGCGCGGTGGTGGCTGACGGTCCGGGGGCTGCCGGGATCGGCGTCGAGCCATGCCTGGATCGCTCGCTCGGACAGCCGCTCGAGCTTGACGCGCCCGAGCGTCGGGATGATGTGGCTCTCGGCGATCATCGCGTAGTGGTCGAGCGTGCGGCGGCGGACGCGGCGGCCATCAGCGAGGCTCGCGAGCCATGAGCGGAGCCATTCCGCGAGCGTCTGGCCCCCGGGGTCGAGCTCGAGCTCGCGACGGTCGACGAGCTCGCGTCGGATCTTCTCGGCGGCCTTCCGCGTCCGGGCCCGTCGCCAGACCCGGCGACCGTCGGCCATCGTCACGGCGACCTTGAACCGCCCGTCCGGCAGTTCCGCCACGGTTCCTTGACCGTGCAGGCCCATCTAGGTGACCTCCGGCCACGTCCGACGGGTCACGATCTCCCATATCGCGCTGTGCCCGACTCCGAACCTGCTGGCCAGATCCTTGTTCGACCGACCGGCGGCCGCGAGCGCCCGAATCTGCCTGACGATCTCGGGCGAGAGCTTCGGATTGGTGACCCGATAGTGACCTTCGGTGAACCGCTTCCGCTCCTTCGCGTCGGCCATGTTGTCCTCGTTCGTCCCGAGCTCGAGATGATCCGGGCGGACGCAGGGCTTGTTGTCGCACTTGTGCCGAACCAGGAGGCCGGGCGGGATCGGTCCGTGGGTCAGCTCGAACGCGACCCGATGGGCGTACTTCCCCCCGAAGTAGCCGTACCGACCGTCCTTCCGAAGGCCCTCGTACTCCCAGCACCCCGGGCCCTTTCGGACCTTGGCCCAGAAGATCGCCGGTCTCGCTGCGCGCTCGGCGGCGGCGTAGCACGCCCGGCTGCAATACCGGCGTCTGGACGGAATCGGCTTTCCGCAGGGGCACATGTGCACTCCCATCATAGCCCTCGAACGGCGCGACATCGTAGACCTCGAGCCAGGAGGCGGGGATCCGGATGACGCGGACGCCGGCCAGTCGCGGCAGCCGGCCGTCGCGAGTCATGGCCCGGACAGTCGAGACGGCCAAGCCGGTCCGCTCGGCGAATTGCGCGGCGGTGAGGAAGGTCACCGCAGGACCTGGAGCGTGACCCACGTCACGCCCCTCGAGGTCGGCGCGAACTCGCGGAAGGCGGCCGGACTGAGGTCGATGAGCGTCGGCTTCCCGTGGCGGTTCCCGCAGGCGCAGACGTCGACGAGCGGGATCGTCTTGCAGTGGAACGGCGAGCCACCGCAGACGACCGCCGTGCCGCCCTTGTCGCCGTACCGGGGGTTGATCGCGCCGTAGAGGCCCGGGCCGACGTCGTACCAGGTGGCCCAGCCGCCGATGCCGTCACGCGGGACGGCCGTCCGGATCCGCGGAACCAGCGTCGGGCAGGGCCCGGAGCAAGCCGGCGGGATGATCCCGGCGCCGCCGCTACTTCCCGCCCCCGCGACTGCGGATGACGACGACGGCGCCGGGACCTGCGACGACGGGTAGGAGCTCGACGCCGCGGTCCGCTCCGAGGGATCGTCCGCCACGGCCGGGGCACTTATTCCAGCCGGGGAGGCATTCGGAGCGGGCCGCGGAGCCGCGGCCTTCGTGATGAGGTTGCCGACGAGGAGGCCCGCGACGATGCCGACCGCGAAGGCGGCGGCGAGCTGACGACGGCGGCGGTGACGCTTGCCGGCCAGGTAGGACTGCCAGTGCCGGTCAGAGACCAGCCAGAGCGGGACCTCGAAGGCGTCCGCGATCTTGCCGGCGGTCTCGTCGAGCTGGAGCGGATCGGGACGGCCGGTCATCGCTTCGCGTACTCGGCGGCGCGGTTGCTAACCGCGGCGACGAACGAGATGGCCGAGCTACCTGCGAGCTTGTTCCTCGCCACCATGGGACCGGGCTCGGTGACCCATTCGCGAATCACATCGCGGAACGCCTCGGCTAGCCGGCGGTCCTGCTCGAGCTGGTCCACGATCTCGTCCCGCTCGGCGCGGCGCAGGGTATAGCCCAGTCGCAGCCGGGCGAGGGCGGCCGGGATTATCCCGCTCATCCGACCGGCACCCCCGCGTCAATGAGCCGGTCGAGCAGCGCCAGCCCCGAGGCCCGCAACTCCGCGACCGTGTCGGCCAGCGCGGTGGCGAACACCTCGTCGGCCGCCTTGCGGGCCGCGGCGTACTGCGCGTCGTAGCCCTTCTTGCCTTTGGCGGCGGCCCAGGCGGCGGCCCTGGCGGCGGCCCCGGCGGCGTCCCCGGCGGCGTCCCAGGCGGCGGCCCAGGCGGCGGCCCTGGCGGCGTCCCAGGCGGCGTCCCCGGCGGCGTCCCAGGCGGCGGCCCTGGCGGCGGCCCTGGCGGCGTCCCAGGCGGCGGCCCCGGCGGCGGCCCAGGCGGCGGCCCCGGCGGCGCCAGCGGCGGCGCCAGCGGCGGCGTATGCCTCGCTCTTCGCCCGATCGATGACAGCCTGGGCGCTCCTCGCGAGCTCGGTGCTCGTCAGCTCGGGCAGCGCCTCGAGCTCGGCCGCCCGCTCGGTGAGGCCGGCCCGGCGCAACCACGTCGGGGTGAACGTCCGGACGAGCCAGTCGGTCGCGGGCCACGCGCGGCGCTCGTCCGCCGCGGAGTCGCCCGCCGTCCCGACAAGCCTCGGGATGTACGGGATGAGCTCCTGGCGCTGCTCGTCTGAGGCGGCGTCATTCCACGCGATCGCGAACGCGGTGAGGACGGGGCTCGTGCAGGCCGGGTGGTCGGTGACGGGCTCGCCGGCGAAGCGGGCCACCCACTGCATGACGCAGAGCTCGTCGCCGTCGGGTGAGCCGGCACCGCTGATGAGGTGGATGCCGTCGAGGTCGATGTGGTGGGTCATGGCGTCTCCTCCTACCTGAGCACTTCGGCTATCGCTTCGAGATCGGCCGGCCGCCAGACGTGGCACTCCGCCGCCGTGCCGAGGGCGGCCAGGACGGCCGCCTGGTCGGCCGTCGCCTTCGCGCCGTCCCGCTTCAGCTCGGCGAAGACGAGCCGGCGGTCGCGGATACGGACGAGCGTCAGGTCGGGCCAGCCCTTGCCGAGCGGGCCGGACACCGGCGTCCTCCAGCCCCGGGACGTCTGGGC